TTATTTACCATAGCGTAATTCATAAATTCTTCTTCAGGATCAGCTCCACCATCTATGTCTTTTTGATGTGTTTCTAAAAAATCATTAATTTCTTCATCAGAAACATCAAATCTATTTTTAAGTTTATTTTTCATTGATGATTCATCTTCTTTAAGTTTGGATATTACATCATCATCAATTTGTTTAGATAAATCACTTACACCGGTACTAGCTGATTTTATTGCATCTTGTGTATCACCTTCATCAATTATATCTTCTTTAGGTTCATCAGATTTAGATTTTTTCTTATTTACTTTATCTAACATTTTACCTACTTTATTAGCTGCTTTTTGTAAGATTTTAATTTCTTTTTTTAGATTTTTAATTTTATTTTTATCTAAAAGATCTGCGAAATCCTCATCTTCATTTATTCTATTAATTCTAGTTTCTCTTACTTCAATTTCTTGTTGAATTTTAGCAGCTTTAGTCTCTAAAACTTCAGCTTGAGACTCTTCTTCTATTTCTTTTAAACGTTTTTGAGCATTTTCATTTAATTCTTGACGAATAATTTCTTTAACAACTGTTCTAACTTGAGTTTCTTCATTTTCAAGTCTGATTTGGTTCATTGTTGTAGTAAGTTGGTCTTTATCACCTTTATATTTACTTTTATCTTTTAATCTTTTAAGAACATAATCTTTACTAACTTTACCAGACCCTATTAATTTCATTATTTCTCTCATGTTATCATCATTCCTGTTTTTTCCATAAGTATCAATAATGTCATTTTCTTTATTTTCTTCTAAACTAGCTTTATGACCTTCACTATTCGCTCGTTTATATATTGTTTCTAACCATTCATCAGTGTCGGCATCTATATCTTGTTCACCTCGACTGTATGTATCATACCATGCGTTTTTGAATGATTCTATATCATTTGATTCTTTAGCTAGATCATACATATCAGTCATTGTATTTTCATTAACTGATTCACTTAAAGTACCATATCCACTTGATTTATGTGGTCCTTTAGGTTCTTTTGGTTCACCTAAACCAGGAGCATCTACTGTATATCCTAAATCTAAATCACCAAATTGGCCTTTTTCAGTATAATAAATTGGATTTTTAGCTAAATTTTTAAGTACAATAGATTTTAATTGATCTACTGTTTTATCTTTATTTTTAGGATCTTTCATTTCTGCATAATAACCAGTCATTACTTGGTCAAAGATAACATTGTTAATATTTTTATTATCTTTATAATCATACATGTGGCTTAAATCTTCTTCTACTTGTTTAGAAACTTTTTTAAGTTCAGCTTTTTCATCCTCAAAATAATCTTTTTTTCTTTCTTCTATTAAGAATTTTTCAAAAGCTAATTCATATGATTCCTTTTTTGATTTAGGAATTTGATTAATAGACCCTATCTCTACAATATTTTCTTTTATAATTTGTTTTCTTTTCAATACATCAGATGTTTCTTTAAAATTAGCACCACTTCTGATAGAATTAGGGAAAAGATTTTTTGCTTCTTTTATAAATACATCTTTATGTCCTTTTCCTTCTTTTATTAAAAGGTATTGTTCCTGTAATGTTTTTTTCATTTTATTTCTCTTAATAGTTTTTCTATATCTTTAAGATAACTTAATATCATCTCAGTTGATTTTAAAATATCATATGAACCAGGGTTTTCAGAATAAAATTCTGCTGTTTCATTTTTAGCATTTGAAACTAAAGGATATAAATCATTTAAACGTTTTTCAATATCATCAAACGCAGCAATACGTTCTTTTTGAAAATTATTTAATTCATTTAATTTTTTCTTTTCAAATAATTTTTTAATATCATAGGATTTTGGCTTAATTTTAGGCACAGGTTTAAATCCTAATTTATAATAATAAATATTAGCAGGGCTTTTAGATTTTTTATTTTTTCGAAAAGCAAATGGAGTAGCATATTGAGCCCCCTCACCAGGTGAAAAAGAAGCACCACCTTGTGAGGTGGTAGACATTTCTTTTAATTTTGATTTTATTAATTCCTTAAGTTTATCCATTTGTTTTTTCTAATTCTTCAATTAAATCATAATATTGCATTAGATCAATTAAATTATTATCTTTTATTTTCTTTTGTTTTGGAATTGATTTAATTAAAGAAATTACTTCATTAATTTTAATTTTAGTAACTTTATTTTTTGTTTTTTTATTTAAAATAGTTAAATTTTCTTTTATTTCTTTAACTTTATTTTCATATAATTCTTTTAATTTAGTCGTATTATCTACAGAATTAATATATTCTTTTAAAATCAATTTTTGACTATTATTTAAATCATCATATTTGGAATTAAATCTTTCCATTAATATTTTATATGTAAGAAAACGAACATCATTACCTGAGTTGTCTATCTCTTTCATTACATCATCTTTTACTTGATCTTTTTTAATAGGAGCTACAGTTAAATGTTCTAATATAGTTACTTTATTAGAAATAATTTGTTCAGGATCTAAAGATTTTTTAGAATTGCTTATTTCTAAAAGAGTATAGAATGCGGCATGTGTTTTATAATTAGGTAATTTATGATTAAAAAATTTATTTAAATCATAATATTTTTTAATTTCACTAATTAAATTATATTTTTGTTTTTTGATTAGTCTTCTATTTAATAATTTTGAAGAATTAATTAAAGTATCTATAATTACATTAGCTTTTGTTTCTGTTAAAGAAGTTTTTTTAAGTAAAGTTTCATATAATTTATATTCTTTTCCTAATTCTGTTTTAACAAAATATTTTTTAAGCAATGTTTTGATAGGAGAATCTTTCCCATCTAGCGTATCTGCTGTTATTTGTCTAATCAAAAGTTCAAAAAGCACACCAGTGTTTTTATACTTTGAATGTTTTATCGTCATTGTATAAAATTTTGTTTATTTATAAATATATAAAAAAATATTACTCTCGTATTTGAGATTCATCTAATAGTGAATTTCCTTTAATATCTTTTTCAAATATTAATTGTTTACTATTAATTTTCATGTTTTTAAACATATTTTTATTTTTTTTATACATTGACTTTGCTTCTAAAGCTAATGGAGATCCACCTTTATATGATGGTCTTATTGAATCAGACTCATCATTATCATTTTTCATCCCTTTATTACCTAATCTATCTTTTCCAAAAGCATTATCTTGAGTATTTTTATCTGTAGGGTTTTCTGTTGGTCTACCTCTATCATCATCTTTTAAATCATCATCATAACCATCTGGTATTGAATTATCTTTGTATCTATTAAGACCATACATTGAAGCTAAATCATGAGGGGTACCATATGATTTACCTGTTTCTAAAGGATCATTACCTTCGTTTTCTATTTGTCCAAGTCTAAATCTACGTTTAGCATCTTGAGAAATTAAATCTCTATATTCACCATACTGATCTTCACTGAAATGAAAAATATTTTCATATATCCAATCTGTTGGGACTATTTTACTATCAATCATAGATTGAGCCAATGCCATTTTTTCTGTCATTAAAGCTACTCTTTCTTGATCATATATAATAGAAGGGGTAGTCAAAGAAATATCAAAATTTGTTAAATTTTCATCAGTATAACCTTGAGTATATAAATGAACTAATGCAATTTTTGTTAATTCTGAAATTAATATTCTTTGGATTCGTTCTATTGTACGAGCAAATCTGATATCTTCAGCGGCTAATGTAGCTTTACCAGTTAAATCTTTTTCGTAACCCATAAAAGCTTTAGGTACTTTAAGGGCAGCAAACATTTTATCTCTTAAATATTCAACATCTTGAATCCCATCATATTGTAAACCTCCTAAATTATCTATTTTAGTAGCTTGATCATTACCTCTTACAGGGATATAAAAATCCTCTAATAGGTTTTGCATATTATATTTTAAATTATAATCTCCTGTTTCTTGATCAATATATGGAGTACGTTTCATTTTAGAAATAGTTTTTTGCATAAAGTTTTCTACTTCATTTGGAGCAATATTTCCAACATTAATATAAAAAATACGTTTTTCAGGAGCTCTAACAATTCTATGTATTAACATAGCATCTTCCATCATTGTATATTGTTTAAACAATTTACGAGCAGGTTCTAAATATGATCTACCATATGGTAAAAAATTTAAATCTGTTAATAATCTAAAATGTGCCATTTCATAATTGTCTATAAAAATAGCATTAGCTTGATTACCAGAATTTGGAACTTGATAATAACCATAAGTTCCACTCATTTCTACTCCATTTGGATCAAACCTATAACGTATAGAAGCTGGATTTTCTGAGTCATATCCATCTTGTCTTTCAATATGAAATGCAGTATATGGTATTACATTATATACTCCTACCTTTTCAGCAATTTCTAATTTTAAAAAGAAATCACCATATTTTAACATATTTCTAACCCATGGCCACATGTTAAATTCTATATTTAAAACGTCATAAAATAAATTATATAATATTTGTTGAACATCTTCATCAGAACTTCTGATTTGGAGTACTTCTCCATTTTCATTTTTTAAAGTACATTCATCTGCAACTATATCTAAAGCAGAAGCTACAATTGCATCAGAATCCATTGCGTCATAATCACTATATAATTGTGGACGTAATGTTTGATAATTCATAGTACTTTGGTACCCATAAAGAGAAGTTCCAGAATTAGTCCAAACTCTATTAAATCTGTCTATTAATGAATTGTTTTCAAGTTCCCCAGTTTGTTGAATTTTATTAACATCCATTACTCGAAGGTTTCCTCCTTCATTACGAATGATAACATCTGTTGAAAATAATCTTTTTAATCTTGTAAATAAGCTTTTATCTGCCATGTTTTATATTTTATAATAGCCAAGAAATATCTTCTTCACCATTAGAGTAAGGGTTGTCTATTTTATACGGGTTATTATCATCTTTATTTGAATAACCACCTGCGTAAGGTGATTGTTTAGATGAAATATTATTTAATAAATTTTTAGTCATGTCCATATTTTGTTGTCTAAACTTAAAAGCTGTGTCCCTTAAATAACAACCTATAGAAAATGATAATATTAAATCATCATTATATCCTGATTGGGCTTCAGCTCTACCATTTCTCCATATAAATACCTTCATTTCCTCTAGAAGTCTAACAGATCTAAAGGTTACTCCACGATCTACAATAGCTTCTTGAAATTTTCCAATAGATATTGGTCTTGTATTAGAAGACATTGTAAATCCAGGGGTCATTTTATTAGTATCCATATAAGGATCAAAATACGAATCTACACTCATATTTCCACTCTTAGGTGAAAAATAAAGTTTTTGATAACCTCTATCTAAAATTGTTTGGATAGTAGACCATCCTATACTTGAGTTTTCAGGTGCTAAAAGTGCATTATTATATTCAGTTGCTATACCAACTAATAAATTACCAAAATCTTTTGTACTAATTTGTCCTTTATATTCACCTACTTGGGTAAAACTTTCAACATCAAATATATGAAATGCCGAATAATCTTTACCATCCCCTCTTGCTATATCAGCTGTTATTAAATAATCTCTTGAATAATCTACTGGTTCCCAAATCCATAAATTTTGATCTACTCCACGTTTTTCGAGTGGTTCTTGAATATGGGTTGTTTCAAAAAAATCTATATGTTCAGGTAAAAATACAGTATCACCAGAAGTAGAAAAATCACAATCACATTCTTGTGCTGCCATTTTATGCCCTAAATCTGCATCTTGTTGTCTTCTCCAATCTTCATCTCTTTCTGGATGTACATGCCAAGGTAACTTTATTGGTAAAAAACTATTTTCTGACATTTCTGCATCAACCCAAGTTTGATGAAACCAATTACCAGTACCATAAGGTGTAGATAATGCTATACAACCTCCTCCAGTTGCTAATGTTTGTTGAGCAGAAGCCCAAATCTCACCTATATTATTAATAAAGGCAGCCTCATCAATTATTAAAAGAGAAACTGCTTCTGATCTACCTGCATCACTTGATGCTGAGGTAGCTTTGATTTGGGATCCATTATTTAAACGGAGGGTTAATTTATTATCTTCTGCTGGTTTGTTTTGTTCTTTAAGCCAAGAAGGTAAATTTTCATACATAAATTTTACCTTAGTAACCATATTTTTAGCAGTTTCTTGTTTTGTTGCTATACAAAGTATATTTTTATCTTGATG